AAGTCAAATGCGATTAACTCAAAGTCATCACCTACTTTTGATACTTGGTCTCCATTGGCCTCTTGAACCATTTCAACACTACCTAATCCTCTTGAACTAATTCCTAACTTGATACCATTTTTAAATAATTCTTTTAATATATTACCACTTGGTGTTGTTAATAATTCTACCGTTCCAACTAAATTATCACCTTCAAAGTGCATTTCTGTAATGTTGTGAGATACATTTGCTAAATTAACAACTGAACTATCTGGGTGGTCTAATTCACCTAATGCTCTATTTTGTTTTACAAAATTCTCATCATACTTTTTTGACTCTCTCATCAAGATTTCTCTTGGATATACTCTTCCGTTTTGGTTTTTTGCTTCTGCTCTTTGCAATACACCCTTAACAATCAACTTTCCGTTGTTTTCTTTCATCGCCTCATTAATCTGAGTCGGTGTAATGCTAAATGGTATATAATCTACTATTACTTGTTTCATTACTTTAAATTTCCAATCTTATTTGCCATTTTGACTAATCTTTCTGAAATCTTAGTTAGGGCTTTGTGTGTATTTTTCCAATAATCTTTTGAATTCATATTCAATTCTGTTTTTAATTTAAGATTCATCTTTACTGTTTTATCCAATTCATTTAATGCGTCTCTGATTTCTCTCATTGAACGACCAACTTTTTGTTTTGGTGTCATTGATTCGTCGTTTCTCCAATCGTGATAACGACCTTCTTTTAATTCTTTTAACTTTTTACTTTTAATGAATTGTTTTCTTTCCTTTATTCTATCGTCAACTGCCTTTCTTAAACTTCTTGGAGCTTTTCTTGCCATATATAAAACTCTACCGATATCATATTCTTCACCCAAATCTCTAATCGCATCTAATTCATCTGGTCTGTTTGCTTTAATGGCTTTTGATATTTCCATAAAAATAGACGAGTATGATTCATTTACTGGTTTGTATCCACCGGCATGAGTAATCTTTTTAAGTTTCTTTTTATCTTTTTTCTTTTTACTTCTGAATGCGTAAGGTGTGTCATAATAAATACCAGTTCCCATTGGATTTGCTGCACCCGCTGAAGCTGTTGTTGATACTTCTTCAAGTTCCTTTACTATAAGACTTTTAATATATTCTTTTAACTTAGCTATTTTGTCGTTGTTGGACATTTTTGATTTCCTTAATTAATTCATAGTATCTCATCAATGCAACCACGTGTTTGTCTTTCACGATTTTTCCTTTTGTAGCTGTGTCAGTATATTCAATAGCTTCTGATAATTTAATCTTAGTAATTTTATCATTTACATTTGGTAGTAGTTTGATTAAAGCTCTTTTAATTTTTACTACTTCCATATCAATAAATTCTTTTAATGAATTTGTATTAGATACATTATTGATATATTGTTTCAATAAGTTTCTTTGATTTTCATTTAAAGATTTATACTTAGAATTAAATTTATCAACTAATAATTGATAGCTTAACAACCTTAAATCTTTTCCTTGTTCTACATACTCACTCAAGTTTTGTTTTTTTACTCTGGATTGTTTAGATTGAGTGATGTGTTCAGTTATAGTGATTGATGAATCAGTTTTTTGGACTGGACCAAAGTCTTCTTTACCTACTTCTGTTTGGAAAACACGATAAATAGATGCCTGAACTTTAAAGTTAGGTATTCTTGTATTAAAGAAATCTTTAATATCGTAATTTTCTTTTATAGTTTTGATTAGGTTATATTTTTCGTTTGCTAATCTACGATTAGACAATTTTCTACGACTTTTGACTACGGCCTCTACTAAAGAAGATGCGTGAGTCAAGTTTTTGTATTTTTTATTCAATAAGATTGAGTATAATTCGTATTCTTTGCCTAATTCAGTATTTTTATTAAAGAATTCTTTAAATAATTTAACTGATTTAAGGTTTTTATTATCATTTATCACATCAACTGTTATTTGACGGGATAAAAGTTCATAAAGAATACCTGTATTCTTTATCTTATTATGTTTTACATAAGACATTTGAGCTCCAAAGTATTTATCTGTATTTTATCAATAATAAATATAAAACTTTCAAGAAATCGGTATTTATTCTTTACCTTTTTCTTCTTTATATTCGTTATATTCTTTTTCTAATTCATCTACTTGGGTAGTTTCTTGTATTATGTCTTTTGACTTTTTAACACCCATAGTTTTCTTCAAGGCATCGTAGTGTGCTAATGCTAGCGGTCTACGATTTTTTGTTTGTTTCCCTAATGGGTCACGACCTCTTGCTCCACTATCTTTGAATGGTTTATTCATTTCCTGTGGACGACCACCTTGTTGGTCTTTTGGTCTTTCATCTTCTTTTTCTTCATCTGGAAATGGGTCAAAGATAGAACCTGCTATGGTTTCGGGTGGTTCTGCAGCATCATCTGCACCGATACCAATACTTGCCATATCACTTGGCGTTCCAATTGCGTCTCCAGTTTCCATTGGGTCATTACCTTCCATCTCAATTTGTGAGTGTCTGAATTTCTGTTTTTGGTCATCAATGATTTGTTTTTCAATATTGACTTTCTCTTTATCAGAAAAGTTAAACACATTATCATATATCCATTGGTAAGGTAAAATTTTATCTTGAATCATATCACGAGCTAAGTTTACTTTTTGTCCGAACAATTCAATCTTTTCTTGTTCATACATTGTTGAAGGACTTGCTAACTCTAATTCAAAGTTTACTAAGTCTTCATCTGTATATCCTTGTGAATATAAGTGAACAACTGCAATCTTTGTTAACTCCGATACTATAATTCTTTGTATTCTTTCTATGGTTCTGGCAAATCTAACATCTTCTGCTGCTAAGGTTGCTTTACCACCGACATTTTCATCAAACCCTAAGAATGCTTTCGGAACTCTTAGTGATGCTAATAATTTGTTTTTCAAATATTCAATGTCTTCTGTTGAATCATAATCAATACCACTCAACTCACTTATTTCAGTTCCACTATCTCCACCACGAACTGGCATAAAGAAGTCTTCTGTTAGGTTTTGCATATTGTATTTTAAATTATATTCACCAGTATTTTCATCAATGATTGGTGTCTTCTTCATTTTGTTGATGATTCTTTGCATATAGTTATCGACTTCTGCTGGTGGTATATTACCAATATCTATTTTGAATACTCGTTTAGAAGGTGCTCTCATAATTCTGTGAATTAACATAGCGTCTTCCATTAAAGTTAATTGTTTCCAAATCTTTCTTGTAGACTCAACCATAGATTTACCATAAGGTAAGAAGTTACTATCGTTTGCTAATCTGAAGTGTGCTATTTGGAAGTTTTCAAATTCTATTTTTCCCTGACCACTTGACTTTTGTCCGAAGTAAGGGTGTGCTCCTTCGATACTTTCTAAGTAGAACTTAGTGTAGTAAGGATTTTCTGGGTCTTCTCCCTCTGCTCTTATGACTTCATAAGGTGAAAGTGGAACTACATTTGTAATTCCGTATTTTTCATTAATGTCTAAGTGTAAAAAGAAATCACCATACTTAACCATATTACGAACCCAAGGCCATAGGTTGAACTCAATGTTCATTATGTCATAAAATAAATTATTTAAAATTTCTTTGATATTATCGTTATCTGATTTAACATCAATGACTTGTCCATATTGACCTTTCATTGTTGACTCATCTGAATAAATATCCAATGCACTTGAAATGATTGGGTCACTATCCATTGATTCATAATCTTTAAACAATGCTAACCTTGCCGCCATCACTTGATGAACGGTAGAATAACCTGTTCCTACTAAATCTAAATTGGTATGCAATTTAGAATATCTATCAACCAAATGTGATTTGACTTGTTTTTGCACTTGGTCTGTGTCGGCTATCTTTAATTTTTTACCACCTACATTTCTTACGATTACATTTGTACTGAATAATCGTTGTAGTCTTCCAAATAATGATTTATCTGCCATTTTTTACCTCACTTTTATAAGAGCCAATCTAAGGACTCTTTTTCTTTACCTGTTTCCCACTCCCAACTATCATTTTTATTGACGTCTTCGTTGGTGTATAAACCTTCATTATCCATCATTTTGGATAAGGTTTTTTTTGTTAATTCGACACCTTGTGTTCGTAATCTTAATGCAGTATCACGAACCCAAAGTCCAATAGCAAAAGACATTACAAGGTCATCATTGTATCCTCGCATTGCTTCCGCTCTGTTATTTATATAGACGAAAGTTTGTAATTCATCAATCAAACGATTACTACGAACCACTACACTTTTCTCTCTAAAAAATTCTTCTAACTTACTAATAATTAGTGGTCTGGTCTTAGAAGTCGTTGAAAAACCAGCAACCATTTTCCTTTCTTCACGATAATGTTTGTTCGTCACTTGGTGTTGAACATCAACATATTGTAAGTCTTTACTTGTATAAAATAGATTAGGGTAAT